GCTGTACAGTATCACGGCCGCCTGCGGAACTTCAAGGACGCTGAAACGGCCTACCGTTGCGGGCAGTTCCTTGCTGGCTATGTTCTCGGCAACAGCTCAGCCCGCGATTGGTGCGAGCGGAACGACGTTTACACCCGAGCTATGGGCGGTGCGACCGGGAACGCTGGCGATGCTTTCGTTGACGACGTTCTGAGCCAGACCCTCATCCGCAATGTTGAGGAAAAGAACGAAGTATATACGGAAATGCAGCGGTTCCCGATGACCTCGGACACCCTGCTGATTCCGCGGCGTACTGGTGGTTTCACTGGTGCCTGGGTGGCTGAGAACGCTGAGATTTCGACTAGCGATGCCAGTGCAAATCAGGTGCAGCTGGTGGCGTCGGCCTACGGCACGGGAGTCAGGGTCAGCAACGCTCTTATTTCTGACTCAGTGATTGATCTCTCAGAGATGGTTGTGACTGAGTTCACCAGCACCTATACCGCAGCCCTGACTGAAGCCGTTGTGAACGGGGACGGTTCCAGCAGCTTCGGAAGCATCACGGGCATCCTCGACAGCACCGGCGGCATTCTCGCTGCTGGTTCTGCCGGTTGCCTGCACACCACCGACGTGGGCAACAATCTGCCGACCGAGGTCACCGTGGACGACATCGTTTCAGTGCTTGCTAAGGCTAATCGGTACAGCCTGCCTAACGCTCGCTGGATCGTCTCGCCTTATGTCTTCCATACCGTGTTTCAGCGGTTGGATTTGGCGCAGGGCATCAGCTCGCTGCAAGAAGGTGCTGGGCCTAACTTCATGGGCTATCCAGTGGTGCTGTCGCAGGCGATGCCTGGTAGCTCCGCTGGTGCCGGTGATGTGATTGCCCTCTTTGGTGATTTCAGCCGGGCCGGTGCTTTCGGCATCCGCCGCGACTTTGAAATCAAGAGCAGCACCGACAGGTACATGGAATACGATCAGACGCTTCTGATCGGGACACTTAGGGCAACCGCTAAGTGGTTTGACCTTGGCACCGCCAGCACCGCTGGCCCGGTTGTCGGCCTCAAGCTCGGCGCAGCCTCCTAGTGCCTGAGCTAATCAGTAGGCGGCCGGGCCGTAGCTAACCGCTGCGGCCCGGCCTGCCGGTGGCTCACGACACAGGAGGAATCATGCGAGTTGAGTTTGTCAGAGATTGGAAGTGGTTCAAGAAGGGTCAGCACGCTGACTTGACCAAGGGCCGCGCCGATCTGCTCATCAAGCGGCGGCTGTGCAAGCTCGCACCGCTGCCAGTGAAGAAGCCGAAGCCGGTGGCATCTACTCCGGTCAAGGCAGAAGAAGCACCAGAACAGCCAAAGCGGAGGCGGAAGAGTGCGATACCGAAGCCTCAAGCGGCTGACTGATCCGGCCGCCGAGCCGATCACGCTGTCTGAGACCAAGACACATCTTCGCGTTGAGCACGACGCCGACGATGCCCTCATAGGTGCCGTGATCCAGGCATCGCGTGAGTACGCCGAGGAATACCTCGACGTCACGCTGATCCACACTCAGTGGCAGATGACGTTTGACCTGTTCCCGCCACAGATCGAGCTGCCACGGCCGCCGCTTGCCGTTGCTGCTGGCTTCACCGACGTCACGCTGACCTACACAACCGACACGCAAACTGGCGTCACGCTGCCAGCCAACGAGTACCGCGTGGATCGTGACAGCCGCCCTGGCGTTCTGCGGCCGCTTTACGGCGACAGCTGGCCCTCGCACTTGGCGGACTACAACTCAATCAGCGTGACTTGGTGGGCAGGGTTCGGTGCTGATGGTTCAGCGGTGCCGCGGAGAATCAGGCACGCGATCCTGATGCTCTGCACGCACCTCTACGAGCACCGTAGCAGCGTCCTGAGCGGCCAGGGCTTGATTGCTGTTGAAATGCCGCAAGGGCTGAAAATGCTGCTCGACTCTGCGAGATGGGGAGGGTACGTCTGATGGCACTCACTGGCTACGTCAACGTCGATTGCCTAATACACGACACCGCCTCTGGTGCGTTCAAAGCTGTTGACGTTGAAAGCAGCTTTTCGGTCTCTGGCAAGGTTGCCCGCGTCAGCGGACAGGCGACCGCTGACGGCGTTGAGATAGACCCGGCCGACTCTGGCTACCGGGACGCCACGGGAGCTGCCGTGAGCATGGCGAGCCTGTCAGCCGTTGTGGTGAAGGGCACCGCTGACCTGACGCTGGTTGCCGGTGACGTGCAGCTGTTCGCTCCTGCGGGGCAAGCCGCCTACAGCGGGCTGGATGACTACGCGGGAAACGTGACAGTGAGCGGCAGCGGAACCTTTGACCTTGTGCTGATTGGGCCTGCCTAATGGAACCGGGCTTACTGCGGGAAGTTGTTGAGCTTCAGCAGCCGACTGAGACGCGGAACGCTCTTGGTGAGGTGACGCAGAGCTGGGCGACCTATCAGACCCGGTACGCAATGGTAATGACACTGCGTAGCAGAGAAATGCTGTCTGCTCAGCAAAACGGGCTGCACATCACGCACAAGGTGAAGATGCGTCACGTTGACGGGCTGAAGGCATCGCACCGCATCCGCTGGCGGTCTCGGTTGCTGGAGATTGTCAGCGTGCTTGAGCATGAGCAGTTCACCGTCCATGAGCTTCTATGCACGGAGAAGCAATAGTGGGCCGGTTTACATTTGTTTTTAAGGGCAAGCAGGGCGTGGGCATCAAGTTTCGCAGCCCTGACATGGATGAGCTGAAAAGAGAACTAAAAAAGCTTGGAGACAATGGAATAGCTGCCAAGCACTTCGCAGCAGCAATGCGTAAGGCTCTTTTGCCAGCTAAAAAAGCTCTGATTGCACGCACTCCGCATGGACCGACGGGCAACCTGCGGCGGGCGATTCGGATCAAAACAAAAACCTACAAGAAGAACGGTGGTGCCTGGGGTGCGGTTGGATACACGATTAAAGGCAGCAACCCGTCGAAGGCATTGGCTGGAAGTGATTCAGTACGATTGGCGACAGATCGCGGCTTTCATGCTCATCTCGTCGAGTTTGGTACAAAAAAAAGGTTTATTCGGAGAACTATAAAAAACCCTCAAGGCATTGCCAGCAGTTACAAAAAGCGTGGCTGGTTTACGCTCAATAGTGTTGGCGCACGGGTGCAGACGTCGCCAAGCTATCCGGCAGCTTTTTTCAAGAAACCATCGCGTTTTGACGGGGCTACCGATGTTGGCCAGACGTTTGGCGTTGGTATGTTAAAGCGCACATATGGTGCGACAAAGGGGGCGGTAGCTGAGAGGATGCGGTCGGTAATGGCTGCAACTGTACGAAACGCCTGGAAAGACCTCGAAAAAAAGCTCCGGAAGGATAGAGGACTATGAGATACCCAGAGCAGATCATCTGCCGGGCTGTCTCGGCTGCACCCGCCACGGCCCGCCATCTCGGCTTTCGGCTGTTCCCGATGATCGTGCCGACATCGGCAGAAATGCCGTTCGCAACCTATCAGCGGGTCGGTGTGACTAGGATAGCTAGCCTCGGCCCGGCTGTCGGCGTTCCTACGGTTTCAATGTCTTTGACGATTTACGCCGAGAGTTACAGCCAAGTGAGAGAGCTTGCTGACGCTATGCGTGAGCTTCTGGATCACTTTAGCAGTAATACGCTCGGAGTTGAGATATCACAGGTTACAATAGAGGGAGAAGCAGAGGATATGGTGCAGCTTGAGGGCGGCGACTTGCCGCCAGCGTGGGTGGTAACTTTCAGCCTTTCGGTCGAATGGAAGGAAATCTCTTAAAATGGCAGACACCGCAGCAAACATCAGCATCGGAACAGGTACAGAGGTTTTTAGCTTTTCCGCCAGCGTGACTGGCCCTGACGTCATTGACGTGACACCAATTAGCCAAGTTTCTGGCAAGCGAGTTTTCCAGAAGGCACCTATCGGCGGCTCTCATGAAGCAACTGTGTCAGCATATGGCACTGTGCCCGCTGTAGGTGACAGCGTGACCATTTCGGCGGGAGGCCAGAGCCTCGCCTGTAAAGTGACCAGCGTGACGTCTACTGCGGCAGTTGGTGACGTTGCGAGATTTGAAGCCACGATGCGCGGCCCTGCATAAATAAGGAGAAAACTTATGGCGAATAGTTCACACACAACCACCGTTACCGCTCCTGGCATTAGCACTGCACTGCTTACAAACGTGCAAATCAACGAGCAAGGCGACGACTTGCTGGATGCCTCGCACCTCGGCCAGGCCGATGATTCGGCGGCTAACTTAGTCGAAAGCCCGTTTGAGGGCTACACCGAGATAAGCATCAGCTTCATTGGCAACGAGCTGCCTGCCATTGGTGCGAATGGTACAGTGACAGTCACAGGTGCAGTTTCGGCCAGCCTGGCGAATGCGGTTTGTACCAGTGCGTCAGTTACCGGCACCGCAGGCGAGTTAATCACAGGTGAAGCCACCTACCGCGAAGTCACCTAATATGAGGCGACAATGGCAAATGTCGCATCTGGCGTCACGGTAGCATTTCCTGGCGGCTCGTCTGGCGAGGTTGTCAGCTTGTCTGTCACCGAGGGTGCAGATAAGCCGATTGGCTTTTTCGGCCAATACAGTCCAAATGCCGGAACCGCCAGCGTCGTCACTCTTGACGGCGGCGGTAGTCAGGGCACCTATGGGCCGCTGAGTGTTAGCGGGGCGGGCATCAGCCTGAGCCTGCCGCTTGTGTACGTTGAAACAGTTGACACCTCAGCTAGCGTGGGCGATGTGGTGCGATACACGACCACCATGCGAATTATCCAGCAGTGAGGAAAAAGCAAATGCCGAGCGAGTTGCTGAAGAAGATCAAGGCCGCCGACAAGCCAACTTTGACGCCTGTTGAGGTGCCAGAGTGGGGTCTAACTGTTTACCTGAAACAAATGACGGTCGGAGAGCGTGACAGCTTTGAGCAGGAGATGAGCCAGCGAGTGAAGGGGAGCCAACTCGACAACCCGCGGAGCCGGTTTCTGGTCCGCGTGCTGTGCGATGAGCACGGCAAGCCGCTCTGTAGCGTGGACGAGTTTGCAGAGTTGGCCAGCCTCGGCAGCAAGCCAATGGAAAGGCTCTTTGAGGCCGCCCAAAAAACCAACAGGATGGGCGACGACGACCTAGAGGAACTGGCAAAAAACTAAAACGGCCCGGCCGCTTGTTTTTGTTCAAGCTGGCCGGGCATTTGAAAATGACTGTCGGTGAGCTGTGCGAGAGGATGACAAGTGCTGAGCTGAGTGAGTGGCAAGCGGTCGATATGTACTATGAGCCGCTTCCAAGCCCGTGGCGGCAAACAGGAACGATAGCATCAGCGACGATAGCCCCGCACTGCAAGCGAGGACAGACACCAAAGCCCGATGATTTTGTGCCAGTAGTTAAACCGCCGCAGACGCCCGAGGAGATGGCCGCAGAGTTTGCAAAGCTCAAGGCACTAGCAAACGCGCGAAAGGCTGAAAAGTAAATGGCAACAACGGTCGGCTTAAAGTTCGATATGTCGGCCAGCATTGGCCGTTTTCAAAAGAGCATGGACCGCGTGGAGCGGCGGCTTGACTCGCTGGACCGTGCCAGTCGTAAGGCCGCCAGCGGCATCGGCTTGCTTGCTAAGTTGCAGATCGGCGGTGCTCTAATCAAGGGCGTTGGGATGCTGGCTGGGGCTTTTCGGTCAGCAACGGGCTCGGCTCAGCAGTTTTTCGACGCAACCCTTGAGCGGGTGGACGCCCTCGGCAAGCTCAGCAGCTCTATCGGCGTGGCCGTTGAGCCTTTGCAAGTGCTCGGCAAGGCCGCCAGTGAGGCTGGCGTCGGGCAGGACAAGCTGGGCGAAGCGTTCAAGCGGATGAACAAGCGGATTGCCGAGGCCACTATGGGCTTTGGGGAAGCGTTACCCGCATTGCAGCGGCTCGGATTGAGTGCGGACGAGCTGAGCAAGATGAGCCCAGATCAGGCTTTTCGGCGGATCGGCCAGGCTATCAGCGAGCTGCCCAGCAAAGGCTTGCAGGCAGCTACCGCGTTCAAGATTTTCAGTGACCAGGGCTTGAGCCTGATTCCGCTGTTTGAGGATTTCCCGGCCAAGATAAAAGCGACCGAGGACCGCTTCATCAGTCTTGGTCTCGGCGTCAATACCGTCCAGACCAAAAACATTGAGGCACTCAACGACACGCTGGGCGAAGTGCAGAGTGTCATCGCGTCAATCGGCGGCAAGGTGATCGGCAACATCGCCCCAGCGGTTGACGTTTTTCTGAACCAGATACTTGATTCTGTCGCAAATTTTGAGATGGGAGAGGCGACGGCGGCAAATGCGATTGCGGACTATCTCACCGAGGCAATTTTTAAGGGTGCGATAGTTCTCGGAGATTTTGCCGACAATATGATTTCTCGGCTCATGCAAGCCTTCACGTTCATGGCGAAGCTGGTGGAAAAGCTGGCGGCGATTTTTAGCTTTTTCGCTCCTGACGCTATTTCTCCAGAAGGAAAAGAGACAGCAGCAAAGGCCGCTGCTGCGGAGAAAAAGACGCTTGAGCTTGTCAGGCAGGCGGGCCCGATGGTTTCCATCGAAGAGCAGGCCGCAATCGAACAACAGAGGGAGCGTGCTCAGCGGCTGAGAGCTAAGGCAAAACAGCAAGATGATGCGTTCATCCAAAGGAAGTACGGAATTGGAGATCCGGCCTCGTTGCCGAGCGTAGGAGTAGCGGCGAGGCTTGGTGCGCAACAATTCGCCACCGCAAAAATTGACGCTGCAACAACCACCAAGGAAATCGCAGCAGCAGCAGCAATGGCCGACAGGATTGGCGTCGGTGGAGTTGCTGTTAGGGATGCGACTTTCAGCCGCACCAAAGACCTTCAGCGAGAGGCTGAACGAGCAGCCAAACAGCAGATGCAGCAGCAAGAACGCCGCCGAGCGGTTGAAGCGTTCGGCCCGCGTGAGACACAAAAGCTTCCTGGCATTGACGCAATGGAGCGAGGTCAGCAGCTAGCTGGTTTTGACTTGTTGCCGTTCTTGACCGGACAGAAAGGCCGGGCCGATCTTCCTGGCATCGCAGGCCGCGTCGAGCGTCAATTGCAAGCGGGCCTTTCTGCCGGTGCCGCTGCCGAAAACGACCCCTTTGCCCAACGGCAGGCCGCCATCGACAAGCTCAGGCGAGAGGGCGAGCTGGCTGCTGAGAATAATAAGAGAGCAGCGTCTGCGGGGCTGGAAATCTTCAAGCAGACAGCCGAGCGGAACATTGAGCAGTTTCGGGCCAATCCTATGGCGGCAAGAATCGCCGCATCTCAGGGCATGAGCGTCGATGATTTCATTGACAAGAAATCAAGCCAGGATATGGAGCGATTCCTTGCCAACCAGCGGCAGCAGCAGCAGCGGTTTGTTGCTCCTCAGTCGCTGGAAGCTGACCGTCTCCAAGCTCAGCTCGACGCCGATATCAAGCGAGCCGAGCAACGTGCGGCCGTCATGCGTGCCCGCGCGGCAGCACAAGCGGATGCTGCCGCTCGGCCAGGCGCAGCAGCAGCAGGGGCGGCACAGCCAGATGACAAGGTTGCCAGCAAGTTAGATCAGACCAACCGGCTGCTTGCTGAAGCAAACAGAAGCACAAGAAACTCATTTGTATTGGCAACAATAGGCTAGGCGATGCCGACAATCGAAATACACCCGCGGCGGTCAGTGACGATCCAGAACGGATCGCCAACAGCCGAGCGTTTGTTTCTCGACACTCCACATTCGATCGGACCTGCTGTATTTGTGCCGCCGATTGGATCGCCTCACCCTGACAATGCCAGCCTGATTGCGATTCAGGTCTCAAAAGAATCGCGTTATGACGGCGACCCAGAGCAAACGCTTACGACCGTCACGTATGGTGTCGGGGCTGATTCGTGCGAGAACGCCCCGAATCCGCTGGACCGCTGCGACAGATGGAGCATGAGCAGCAGCCTCACAAGCATTCCTGTCTACCAATGGTACAACGAGGGAAGCTATGAGCCGCTTGTAAATACTGCTGGCGACTATCTGCCAGGGCATACCGGCCAATTTCCAACTGCGAGACTCCAGCTCACCGGAAATCGTGCCAGTTTTCCGTGGGCGTATCTGCTGCGTTCTGGATTTGTGAATGGTGACAGCTGGGCTACCGCAAACCCGCGGGCGTGGCTCTGCACAGGCATGCGGGCCGCACAAAAAAGCGAGCTTGTCGGCACTGTAGTTGTGAGTTACTACGAGGTGACAGTGGAATTTGCATACAATGAGTTTTTGTGGCAGCTGCAAGTGCCTAACGTCGGGCTGTATTACCTTGAGTCAGGGATCAGGAAACGCTGCTACGTTGAGGATCACAACGGGAACTATATACCGGCGACTTCTCCTGTGCCTTTAGATGATAGCGGCGGAATGAAGTCGGGCAGCCCTGACATACTTACGCGGCCGATATACCCAGAGGCTGCATTTACTTCTGTTTTTGGAGCGGTGAACCTCTGATGGCAACCTTTGAAATCTTACCCGCCGAGCTCAATTGCGTCATGGCAGTTGGTAATGAGTTTGGAATGTCGCTTGATTTTGATTCCGACCTCGCGGGCTTCACATGGACGTCGGAGGTTTTTGAGATCACGCGAACAGTTAGCACTGCATTTCCTGGCGGCCTAGATGTTCGCGGTGCTACTGCGGCAACGATTACAGTCAACGTCATTGACGATGCAGCAGGGCAGCTGAGCCTTAGCATGCAAGAGGCTGTCGTTTCCCAGCTAAGCGAAACGCAAACGTACCGCTGGGAGCTGGTCGGCGTTGCCCCTGGTTCTGTCACGCGGACGTATGTCAGTGGTTCTTTTGCGGTGAGGACGCCGTGAGCATTTCTATCAACGTCTCGGCGAGTGCGGGCGGTTCGCTTGTTGTAACGCCAGTCGCCGCTGGCGGATCGTTTGACGTTGGCACAGTCGCGCAGGACGACATAAATCTTAGTGTCACTGGAGGTGTCGGCCCGCCAGGCACTGGGGTGGCACTATCGGCTGGCACCGGAATTGCAATCACGCAGCTGAACAACACCGCGACGATCAGCAGCACGCTGGCAATTCCCGACAACCTAGCTGATCTTTCTGACGTGACGCTGGGCAACGTCACGACCGGGCAGGTGCTCGCGTACAACGGCACAGCATGGACGGCAGCGGCTGATAACGCACTGACGCTTTCCACGTCTGCGGCCTCAGACCTTGGCACTGCTGCTATTGGCACATCGGGCGAAGCCGCTCGTGCCGATCACGTTCACAATCTGCCGACGTTCGCTGAGATCACCAACGGCACCGCGACCGTCACCGGCAACCTGACGCTAAACGCCAGCACGGGCAGTGTCACGCTCAACGGTGGCACCGCTGGCAGTGCCAGCCTGACGCTCAACTGCGAGGCCAACACGCACGGCGTCACGATCCAAAGCCCGCCGCATTCGGCAGGGGCAACCTACACGCTGACACTTCCAACGTCCGACGGTGCGGCCAATCAAGTGCTTCAGACTGACGGCAGCGGCCTGCTCTCGTGGGCAGATCAGTCTGCGGGTGGAGGCGGCATCACCTGGGCGACTGAGCCAGCGGCCAGCAACTCGACCGGCAGTGCCGGTCAGATTGCCTATGGCAGCGGCTTTTTCTACCTGCACGATGGCACAGAATGGCGTCGAGCCGCGTTGGCGACGTTTGGCGTCTCAACGCCGACAATCACCATCACGACGCAACCGCAAGACATGACGCTTGCCGATGGTGGCAGCGGAAACTTCACCATCGCGGCAACCGTCAGCGACGGCTCAGCGGCTTCGTATCAGTGGCAAAACAGCGACGACAGCGGTGCCACGTGGGATACGCTCACAGGCTCGACAGGCACGACCTACTCGCTTTCTGGCGTTTCGACGCTGGACAACGGCACGCAGTACCGGGCAATCGTCTCGGCTGCGGGGGCAGCCGACGTGACGAGCAGCGTGGCTACGCTGACGATTGGATCAGTGGCAACAGATGATTTGCTTGCCGAGAACGGCGACAGGCTGATGACCGAGGGTGGCGATTCACTTGACCACGATGGCACTGGTGGCGGCTCTGCAACGCTTTCTTTTACGTCGCAGCCAACAGCTCAGACGGTTGATACTCAAGTGACCGCCGTGGTTACGTTCTCTGCTGCCGCGACACACAGCGAGGGGCAGACTGTCAGCTACCAGTGGCAGCGAGACGAGCGCGAGACAGGGGACAGCTGGGCAGACATTAGCGGAGAAACCTCGGCAACGCTGGACTTCGCGGCCTACCAAGGCGATACAGATGCAAGATTCCGGTGCGTTGCGTCTGCTGGTGGACTTACCGCCACAAGTACTGCCGCATCGCTAACAGTGAAAACCTATCTTACGAACTGGGGTTATACAGACCCGGAAAAATGCTACGTTGAGGGCACATTCGCTGAAAATTACTATTCTAACCAGAATCGCCTTGTACTCACATTGCCGCAGGGTAGCAGTGGGACGCTTGTAAATTACGACCAAAACGGTGCGGTAAGTATTTACCTTCCTTCATCCATAAAATTCACCGACATTCGACTTTACTACAACGGCACCCTCTATTCTGGCACCGGTATAGGCTACACAGGGAATATATTTTACAACGGCAGCCAGTTTGTGTTTGAAGAACTCAGCGGATCGCAGCTGTCTGGAAGTGCATTCCCGTCTGGTCAGTACAGAGTCGAGGCCTTGCTTGAGATTGAGTCTGCTGGCCCAGCCGCATTGGGGCCAACACAGCCAGGCTTACGGGTCAGTACAAGAGAATTTACTCTCTGATGATAAACTAAAAGCGTAGGAGAAAAGCAGATGATTGCAGCCGTCACCGTCACAACATCACCGACTGAGGTGCTGGCTGCACCAGTGGGCCGCCCGTATCAGTTCGTTGCCCTATCTAACAACGGGGCCGAAACTGTCTGGCTGAAGGTGGTCGCTGGCGGAGATGCTGTCAGCAGCTCAAACGGCATCCAGCTGGCCGCTGGTGCCTCGTTCGTGGTCGATCAGGACAATCAGGCCCGGATGTTCAAGGCTGGCGTCACAGCGATTGTGGCGAGCGGGACAACAACCCTCGGCGTGCAGGCGTTCTGATGGCGATTGGCTTCATCGGCAAAGGCCTGGGCATGGTCTCGGCAGTGGTGCCGCTGGGCGTTGTCACGCCAACGGCCATCCTGGCAGCAACTGCACGACTGCTGACCGAGACGGGAAACACGATCACGGGCGAGAATGGCAACGCACTAAGGAGCGAACAGAATGGCTGATGTGAAGATTTCCGAGCTGACGGCAAACGCAAGCCCCGCGGCGGCTGACGTGGCGGCAGTGAGCAACAGCGGAGCAACCGCGACAAACAAAGTCACGCTGCAAAACATTGCCCGGCTATTCAGTGACAACACCGGCATCACGGGTGCTGATCGTGTCACTAATGTTGTCAGCCTGACCTCTGCTGAGTACACGGCCCTAGGCAGCTACGACGCAACAACCATCTACATCGTGACAGACTAATGGCTATATATCTCGGCTCCACTAACATCGCCACGATCTATCTCGGTGAGGCTGGCTATGGCCTGCCGAACATCACCGAGATATACCTCGGTTCGACGCTTGTCTGGCCTGCTGCATGAGCGTTGCCGTCGTGCTGGCCTTTTTTCAGCCGGTGGCTTTTGAGCTGCCGCGGCGGCACTTTCATGCAGTGGTTCAGACGCTGCACGCTCAAGGGGTGCCGCTGGTGGTGGCCCAGGCGGTCTACCCAGGGCAGCAGCCGCAGCCTGTGCCAGCGTGCATCCCGCAGCTCAATCTGCCGACTAGAAGCCTTCTGTTTCACAAGGAGCGGCTGTGGAACATCGCAGCGACGATGCTCACCGATGCCGACCGGCTGATCTTCCTTGATGCCGACGTTGTGCCCAGCTCTACCGACTGGCTGGCTCGGTGCCTAGATGAGCTGGAGCAGTGCGACATCGTGCAACCATTCGCGGAGGCGATCTGGCTCGATGAGGCGGGCCGGGCCGATATGCACCGCGAGCCGATCACGGCAGCTTTCCGCAGCGGTCGGATGCCAAAGCTGACGCACTTTCACCCTGGCTTCGGGTGGGGCATGACGCGAAAGGCATACGAGGCACTGGGCGGCCTGTTCGATTGCTCAGTTGCTGGCAACAGCGATACGCTGCAAGCCTTCTCGCTCAGTGCCACCAAGTACACGTCCACAGTCGAGGCGTGGTTTCATCGCATTCAAGACCCCAGCATCGCTGCGGAATCCTACAAGCGTTACAAGGCTAACGCTTTGAGCCTCGGTCTGCGGATCGGGCACGTTGATGGCGTGACAATGACGCACCTCTGGCACGGACACCGGAAGCACCGGCAATACGTCTCGCGTGGCAAGCTGTTCCCACGGCGACCCGACGGCGAGTATGCCGTACACACTGCCGCCACTGGCTTGCAGGAGTGGGACGACATCAGCGGTGCCAACCGAGCCGCTGAGGCGTATTTCGCTGGAAAGAAGGATGACGGATGAGACCGTGGCTCTTTGGCATCGGTATCGGCAAGACAGGAGGGCACAGCCTAGCTGAAGCTCTGCGGCAGATGGGCATCACCGCCAAGCATATCGGCCACGAGGTGTATCACGGCCGCACTGTCATCGGTGACAAGATGCGATCAAACGCAAAGCTCGGCTGCAATCCGGTCGAGGGCATCACGGGCTTTGAGGCAGTTGTTGACGCACCGACTCACCAGTTTTTTCGGGAGCTAGACGAGCACAATAAAGACGCCCGCTTTATCTTGACCTATCGGCCGCCGGACGATTGTGCCCTGAGCTGGTGCCGGATGATTGCGGCCAATCATCAAAGCGTGATGCCAGGCTGGCCGTCATCGTACAATGAATACTATAAGCAAGCGGTCGATCACGTTGACGCTGTGCTTCGGCATTTTTTTGGCCGCCCGCAGAAGCTGCTAATCCTAGACGTGCGTGATAACGATGAGACTAAGTGGAGGCTGCTTGCAAAGTTTTTGCAGCGGCCCGCACCTTACCACCGGGAATACCCGCGACAATTCGATCATCAAACTTGGCAAACTAAATGAGAGCCCTATGGATTATCGGTGCGACGATAGCCGCCTTCGTCGCAACAACGATGATGAGGGACGAGGACCGCGACAAGCTCCCGCCGTGGGTGCTGAAGCTCCTCGGCCGCTGACACGCAAGCAGCTGCTGGCCCTCGGCCGCTGCTGCCACCTCGGATGCAAAGAGTGCCCCTATGGCTGAGCTTTACGGATTCTCTGGTCAGTCAGCTCAACGCATCGCAGCGGCCGTCAAGAAGATCGAGAGCATGGCTGGCGATAGCCAGCAGCCTGCCTATGAGCCAGAGACAACAAGCACGGAGTCTTTTATTGATCGGCACGTCGGCACCTTCACTGGCGTCTGGGCAAAGGGCTCGACCGCCGATGTGACGGTGACGGCTGACAATGGCAGCACCTACACCGAGACGGCCACAAATTACTTCGCTGACGTTGGCGAGAGCGGCGTGACGTCGGACTGCTTTATCATCCAGGCGGGCAGCGAGTGGGTTCTCATCGCAGCGGAGTGCGGATGATGTTCTTTGGTTGTTTGCCGTGCTGTGGGGGCGGTGGCGGGGCGTGCCCTAAGTTAGACGAGTTGCTGGCCCTTGACACTTTAACCGTTCATTACAAAATTTCGACTACGATAACAAATTACGTTAATGGAATCCTGAACATTAGCAGCACAAGCGAGCGTGAAGAGACTGTGCAGCTGCCCATAAATGGCCCCGGGGGGACTGTCGGCGGGTTAATGACTATCACTGACTCATTTAATACCGACCCGATTCCACGATACTGCGCTTTGGACGTTGCTACGAATCGCGTGGAAGGGGTAAGTTTTCCTAGCCATCCAGGGCTTCAGAAAAACAGCGAATACGCACTGCGGTTCCTGTGGAGTGTGAGCGGGGGAAGGCAAAATAGAGACCCAATTTTTAACGCGGAAGTTTTTGTTATACCGTGCGGTGCGGTAATTGGTGCGGCTGCACAGTCCACACTGCATGGGTTTTTTATCGGCACACAGCGTGGCTGGGATGGTTTTACATTGCCGCTGTGGGGGCAATCTCATAACTACAGTTACGGGGAGTACGGAAGCTCTTCGTTTTCTGGCGCAAGGCCACAGATTTCATCCTGCCTTATCAGCTCGGGCTCTTTAAGCGGACTACCTGTACCGCATAACTTAACGCCTCCCACATTGCGACTTAGCCTGTTGCGTTCTCGCGGTGATCTCTCAAGCTATTTCTATGAACAACAGACCGTGAGCTTAGAGCTGTATAACTACTATGGTTCAGACGGCAGCTATCTTCCCGTACCTAGCGATGAAAACTCAAGCCTTATTTCACAGAATTGGGCTCTGGTGTAGATGAACATTGGCGACCATTTAGAACGCGGCCTGTCCGCTGTCGGGATAACAAAGCAGCGAGTCTCTCGCCTGCTTGGCCGACCGTGTAAATGTAAAGAACGGCAGCGACGACTCAACGAGCTGGGCCAGCAGGCGGCCGCGGCGGTGCGAAAACTCACCGGACAGGAGCCAGCAGCGGATGGCAAAAAACTGGACGATCAAGCGGATTGAGCCTGGCGTGCATCGCGTCGAGTTCGGCGGTGCTCATTACCCGCAGCTGTGGGCCTTCCTGAGCAGCGACTGGCACTGGGATAATCCCAAGGCCAGGCTTGATCTTATCGAGCGTGACCTGCGGCAAGCCAAGAAGGTCGGCGGGTGCGTTATCTCGGCGGGTGATTTCTTTTGTGCCATGCAGGGCAAATATGACAAGCGAAGCAGCAAGGACGACCTGCGGCCTGAGCACGCTGGCGGCAGCTATCTTGATCGGCTTGTTGACACCGCGGCTGAGTTCCTGACGCCCTATGCTGACGTCATGGGCCTGATGACTTTGGGCAACCATGAAACGGCGATATACGGCCGACATGAGACGTGCCTAATCACTCGCCTGGTGGAGCGGCTGCGGCTCGCGGGCAGCGACTGCAAAGTGGGCGGCTACAACGGGTGGGTGCAGTTCATGGGCCGCAGCAAGAGCGGCACCGCGTCAGCCTGCTGGAAGCTCTACTACCATCACGGCAGCGGCGGTGACTCGCCAGTCACCCAGGGGCTGCTCGGGATGAATCGAGTGAGTCAATACGTTGACGCCGACGGCATCCTTAGCGGACACATTCACGCCCGCAATCTCAGCACCGTCTGCCGTGAGCGTCTTAGCGTGCAGGGGCATCGCAAGGTAGGAGAGACGGCACTGATCCGCACTAGCACCTATAAGGACGAGTACGCACCGCTCAACGGTTTCCACGTCGAGAAGGGCCGCGGGCCTCGCCCGGTGATGCGGCCGGGCTACTGGCTTAGCCTGAAACTTGACAGAACGAAGACATTTTTGGAAACGAGCTTCCATGACGTGCCCCCAGGAGTGACCGACGATGCAGACAGTGACAGTGACCGAGACCCCGAGCCAGGACCAGTACGCAGACGATCTGGAAACGGCAAACAACGATCTAAGGCGAGCGGTAGCCGAAAGGCACGCAAGGCAGGCAATCGCACCGCCGCCGGTCGCTGAGGCGGCCTGTGACGTCACAGCACAGGATTGTTGCCAGGGCTCAAGAATGCCGACATTGACCAAAGCTGACCAAGCACCGCGGCCCGGCTCAGGCGAGTTCCTGGCGGTGCTGGACGAGGTAGCCCAGCTGCACCGCCGCAAGACCCTCGACTACGGCACCGATCAGGATGCTTTGAGCAACATCCGGCAGTCAGCCGACGTCATCGGCTCGCCTGCCTGGGCCGGTGCGATCCTTCGCATCAGCGACAAGATGCACCGGCTCAGGAGTTTTTTCCACCGCGGGGCGGTCGAGTTCGACGGCGTGGAGGATACGCTGCTGGACATCACCGCGTATGCGGCGATTGCTCTTGTGCTGTACCGGGAAGGGCAAACCTGAGGCCGAGGGCTTCAGCAGCAGACACCCGGCGGCCGACGATGCGATTGTCGAGGTAATGACGCTCTGACGTGCTGGCCCGGTCATGGTCGAGAAGTTGCTGGGCCGAGCCGCCCTGAGCGGCGACCACCGACGCGGCGGTTTTGCGGAAGGCGTGAAAGCCGCGATAGGTGACACCAGCCTTTTTGCAGAGCTGCCGCAGCCGGTGGTATCGCATCTCATTTCCCAGTACCCAAGGCCAGACGGGAGCCTCTGGTGCCCCTCGGTGCTGCTCGAGCAACTCAGCCAGGCCGCTGCTGATGCCCCTTTCGATATCTCGTGTTTTTCCCTTTCTGCTTTCAGCCTCATACAGCACCACCTGCCGGTCGCGGTCAACGTGCCGCCAGCACAGCACCTTGATTTCGCCAATGCGGCCCGCGGTCTCGACAAACACTCCGAGGTGAGTTGACCACCACCAGGCACGCGGCAAGCCCGCTTCAAGCCCTGGGAGCTGGCGGCAGACGTCAAGAAGCCGGTGGACGTCATCGGGCATATATGCCTGCGGAAGCCGCCCGGCCGCCCGCATGGGCTTCAGCGTCAGGAACTCAGGGATCAGCCGCTTTTTGGCTGCGTAGTTGGCGATGGCGAGCAACTGCACGCGATCCTTCAGCACGGTTGTTCGCCTGACCGGACGCTTCGGATCAGTCAGCCGGTGGGCCAGGAACTGGCTCACCACAACGTCGTCTAGGTCGTCCAGCGTGCCGGGACGGCCCAGAAACTCATCAAAGCGGTCGAGCGTGTGCCCGTACAGCACCTTCGTACGGTCTGAAAGCTGATAGAGCGGGGCGTACCGCTCCATGAGTAGTTGGCGAATGAGCATTTCTGTCTCCTCTTGTTGCGGCCCGCGCCCTGGCCTGACTTGTGTTTGATTGGCGAGGGGGCCGACCATTCTGAGAGGTAGTGTACATATGTCAATCCCTTGCCCTCCGCTGAAATGGTGCGGCCCGAGAGCATTCTACGGGGTGCTTTCGTGGCCCGCCGTTTCAATCCCCACGTTTTAGGTTTTGTTGCCAAGACTCCATCTGCGTCAGCTTTGACTTCGCTTCCCCTATCGGTATCATTGGAGGGATGATTGCGATGCCACCACTCACCGACGAAACCGGCCGCGTGCTGATTTCTTGCCGCGAAGCTGCCGAAATCTACGGCTGTGGGATGCGGTACATCCGCCGCCTGGTGACTGATGGACGCCTGCACTGCGTCGAGGTTGGCCGCACCTACATGGTAGACGAGGCCGAGGTCAGGGAACTGGCTGGCCGGGATGCTGAGGGCCGCCAGCGGAAGCGTTCCGAGGGATTCCGCCCAGGCTGAAACCCGCGTTTTCCCGCTGAAAACCGGCCTCTGAAAAAAATCCGAAAAAAATTCTCATTCTCGCTTGACAATGGTACCGATATCGGTATCATTAGGGCAGACGCGGGCAACTGAGCCGCGAGACACTATGGAACACCAACAACAAAGGAATGGAACGATGAACAGGCTAGTGCAATCTCACAAAAAGCGATTTCCGATTGGTTGCCAAGTGGTATCACAAGCAGGCTGGACGGGGCTAATCGTCGGAATCAACGACAACAACCCATCTGCTCCGCTGCGGGTTCAGTGGGACAAGAACGGAAGGATTTCGTCAGCGAACTCCGGGACGGTCAAACGAGCCAACGTCGGCACGGGGCCGGGGGCAGGAACAACAACAAAGGGAGACGAACAAGCCCGACGCATAGCCTGCGAGCGTGGAGAATCCACCGACTGCCCCGACCAGCACCTCTGCCGCCACGGAATTGACAACTGACCACCAACACCACCAGCCAGGGAGGGCTACTGATGACCGCTGAAACATTTGAAATGATTCTGCAAGTTTTTGTTCTGGTCGCTCGCATCATCGCGGCCGGGCAATGGGGTTGACGACATGGCCCGCAATCGGTACCAATGGGGCCGCCTTAACCGGCTTTTTTATTTCCCTAAATGGTACCGCTACCGGCCCCAGTCCAATCCCCTCGATTTCACCCCCCCCTTGATCGTTTTTTTTTTTTCAATACGGTACGCCTGACCATGCCCCCACAGGCGACCCCCGAATGGGAGAGAACCCCAGTAGTAATGAGGCCGCATCACCGACCCTTCTAATCCCCTCGCTTTTTGATTTGACGACTTTGTTTTTCCCAGTACGGTACACCCGTCCACTACCCACTAGGAGACCCCCAATGACATGGCAACCCGGAGACAACGAGGCCGCCGCTGCTATCAGCGGCATGAATGAGACCTACGGCAGCAGCTACGGCCCGCCCAGCGGCTTCGCGGTAGGCGAGCGAGTGACCTACCGCTCAGCGACCACCGACGAGGAGGCCCGCGGCGTTGTGGTGGAGGTGCTCGACCAGCTGAGCGGCAGCTACCACATCAAGATCAAGGTTCCCGGCAGCGAGCCGGTTCACCGCTTCGCCAGCGATTCAGAGCTGGCTTATTTCTGAGGAGCGGCACTGATGAACTACGCAAGCGTCTGCGACGGCATCGGGGCGGCTCATGTGGCATGGGAGCCGCTTGGATGGGCTTGCCAATGGACCAGCGAGATTGAGCCGTTCCCGGCTGCGGTTGTCGAGCACCACTACGGATTTCGCAATCTCGGGGACATGACGGCGATCACGGAGGTAATGCTTGATGCGGCAGTTGAACTTCTTGTCGGAGGCACACCTTGCCAATCATTCTCAGTCGCTGGCCTGCGAAGAGGATTGGCAGACCCGCGTGGAAACCTGGCCCTCCGATTCATACAGCTTGCTGCTGTCATGCAGCCCGAGTGGATCGTTTGGGAAAACGTGCCAGGCGTGCTTAGTAGCGGCAAAGGACGGGATTTTGGAACCTTCCTCGGAGCGTTGGCAAAACTCGGGTATGGGTTCGCCTACCGAGTTCTTGACGCTCAATGGTTTGGAGTCGCCCAGCGACGTCGCCGTGTGTTTGTTGTCGGCCACCTTGGAGACTGGCGACGTGCCGCAGCGGTACTTTTTGAGCGCGAAAGCGTGTTCGGGAATCCTCCGACGCGCGGAGCGGCGGGGGAAGAAGCTACCGGCACAATTGCTGGCTGCTCTAACGGCGGCGGCGCAAATGGGCCCGGCAGAACAGCAGACGATGCCGACACGCTCGTATGGCGCGGCGGCGACCAATCAAACAGCGAGCACTGCATTGACCACGCCGGGACGCTCAACTGCGACAAGGGGCAGCAAGGCGGCATCGTAGGCTTTCACCCCGTTCAAGACCCGATCAGCAGCACCGACGGTTCGACGCATTCAATGGGCTGCGGCTCCAAGCAGGGCTGCTGTACGCAGGCGGTGGCGTTCAAGGAATCCCAGAGCGGATGCCGCACTGGCTCAGTCCACGCCACTCTTGACGCAAACAAAGGCAGTCGCCGCATGGAAGGCGTGCTGTCAGCAATGGCTGTCCGCCGCCTGACGCCCCGAGAGTGTGAGCGGCTCCAAGGCTTTCCCGACGACTACACGCTCGTCACCTACCGCAACAAGCCAGCCGCAGACAGTCCGCGATACAAGGCGCTCGGCAACTCAATGGCGGTGCCGGTCATGCGATGGATCGGCCAAAGAATCGCGCAAGTTAGGAGGCCAGCGGCGGAGCCGCTGCGTCAAGGATGACACGCCCGGCTAGGGCAGGAGGCCCAGCGGCCGGGACTTTTTTCACTTTTCAGAAATCGAAAGGAATCAGATGACAACAGCACTTTCAACAACGCAGCCGCGGGGGCTGGCACTTCAGACGATCAGCGAGGCGATGACGTTCGGCAAGATGCTTGCCGAGTCGAGCTTCGTCCCGAAGGACTTCCGCGGCAAGCCTGCCGACTGCGTTCTGGCCGTCCAGCACGGTGCAGAGTTGGGCCTCGGCCCGATGCAGAGCGTTCAGAGCATCGCAGTGGTCAACGGTCGCCCGTCGATCTATGGCGATGCCGCCATTGCACTCGCCAAGGGCTCGCCGGTCTGCGAGTACATCAGCGAGCGGATCGAGGGCGACGGCGACCAGATGGCCGCAGTCTGCGAGGCGAAACGCCGCGGCGATCCGCAGCCGACCGTCAGCACGTTTAGCGTTGCCGACGCCAAGAAAGCGGGGCTGTGGGGCAAGTCTGGCCCGTGGCAGCAGTACCCGAAGCGGATGCTCCAGATGCGAGCCCGAGGCTTCGCACTGCGTGACGCTTTTCCTGACGTTCTCCGCGGCCTGGTGACCGCCGAAGAGGCCCAAGACTACACGCACGTCGAGCCCGTCAGGAGCGAGCCACGGCCGCCGGTCGAGGTGCGGCCAAAGTTTGATCGTGAAGACCCGACGCCGCGGCCGCTGGAGGAGACCGATCCTCTTGCCCGTGCCCGCCTGGCGGTCAGCAACGCAAAGACCATCGCTGACTGCGACCGCATCAGGGCCAGGGCAATCGAGCTGGCCGAGGCTGGCGAGTGGACCGAGGAGCAGGCCGACGAGATCAAGAAGCTGCTGTTTCACAAAGCCGAGATGTTGATCGGTGAGGAGGTGCCAGCATGAACGGGATTACCTACACCGAGCCCGGCTTCGTCCGCGTCTACAACGAGGCCAGAGGTTGCCACGATTGGGAAGCGGTGACGGCCCTAGAGACCATCGACAGGCAGCTTCGATACGCACTGGAAGATGCTCAAAAGTATTGCCGCCTGTGGGAATCAACAGCCGAGTACCGAGCCAAAAAGGCAGCTGCGGCAGAGGCCGCGGCAGCGATGCGGACACGCCCGGCCGACCACCGGGCACCGGCTGAGAGCGACGGATGACCAACCGCACCCCAGCGGCCGCAGCTGAAGCCACGCGGACAGGGGAGCCCAGCGGGCGGTGGCTAGTAACACCCGCAGCAGCGGCCGATGACGTCTCCCTTGCAATCGGTGACGCTGCCGCTTGCCCAGCGTTACAGGGCCAACACAATTACAAGGAGGTGTCAAGTGCAACAACTTTGCTTGGAGACAGGATCAATGAAAAAACGTGCTGCAAACAAGCTCGCCTCTTTGTGCGATGAGCTTAGGCAAATGGACTTGGAAGATCAGGTCAGCTTCCTTAACGAAGCCAGAGCGATGCTTCACAAGGCAGGGCCATTTGCGGCAGAGCCGGTGGACTGTGTGACGTGGGTGCCTGCCGAAACGGTTGCGGCTAACGACTACAACCCAAACAGCGTTGCGCCGCCAGAAATGAAATTGCTGGAGCGGTCTATTGATGCGGACGGATACACGCAACCAATAGTTTCTTGGCAAAGAGACGACGCAAGGGAAGTGGTTGATGGATTTCACCGGCATCGAGTCGGGAAAGAATCGAAAAGCGTCCGCGCTCGCGTTCACGGATATTTGCCGGTCGTCACGATCAACGCTGAGCGGGAAGACAAAGGCGACCGAATGGCCGCCACGATCCGGCACAACAGGGCTCGGGGGAAGCATCGCGTCGATGCCATGTCAGAGATTGTCATCGAACTGAAACGTCGTCGATGGTCTGACGAGAAGATCGGCAAAGAGCTTGGCATGGACCCAGACGAGGTGCTGCGATTAACGCAGGTCAGCGGGCTTGCCGAGATGTTTGCAGACAAGGAGTTTTCCGAGGCGTGGGAAGCCGACCGAATGGAGGAAATGCTAGATGAAACCTGACTTCCGCCCATACACCGAATGGGAAGATTACAAGGCAGGGATGTACGGCGACGCCAGCTCATCCGACCGTGAGCATCTGACTAAAGCCGCCGTGGCCTTGCTGGCAGACCAGCACCGGCTAGTGGCTGCAATGCGGTCAGTCACTACCGAGTGGCGGCTTGCTGCAGAAGCAAACCTTCATGAACTGCCTAATAACCGAGCATGGCTAGGGCAGGCGGCTTGCTGCTATGTCGCTGGTGTGCCGGAAGCGCTGACCCGCTCGGCCTGGGGCAACCTAGATGACGCGGAGCGTGCGGCGGCGAATCGGGTTGCGGACCAAGTGATTGACGAGTGGCGGTATCGCACTCGCCGCAACCCGCAAAAGGAACTGTTCCATGATTGACCCCATTCGGATTGAAAGTCTCGATCGCAAAAACAAGCGGTTCTACGGCCTTTTCGGCCCTGTGTTTGGCAGCCGTGCGATTGCCAAGCAAGTAGGCATACCGGCTTATGACGATGCGGACAAGGTTTGGCTCGCTGCTTTTTCTGGTGATGTGATGGTTGGGTGGCTGTCTGTTCGCGGTCGCGTTGTCTCGGATTGCTACGTCACAGAAGAGCACCGCAATCTCGGCGTTCTTAGCAAGCTTCTTGCCACGGCTATCGCATCATTCGATGGCCCATTGCGTGCGACATGCACAGCCGCAAGCGTTGGCGTGTTTCGCAAAGCAGGATTTAAGGTGGTTCGCAGAACCAAGAATTTCACAGTTATGGAGTTACACAATGCCTAAGAAACCTCTTGGTATTAACGTGCTTGAGGCTGCGCGGCAACGAATAGCGTGGACCTTCGACACGTTTGAAAGAGTGTATTGCTCTTTCAGTGCGGGCAAGGACTCGACCGCGATGATGCACTTAATCATGGATGAGGCCCGCAATCGCGACAAAAAGATTGGTGTTCTTTTCATTGATTGGGAGTGCCAGTTTTCTATGACAATCAGGCACGCTCGTCGGATGTTTGACGAGTACGCTGACCATATTGATCCGTACTGGGTTGCCGTTCCTATGACAACGTGGAACGGATGCAGCCAGCATGAGCCGGAATGGATCGCTTGGGAGGAAGGCAAGCAGTGGGTTCGCGAGAAAGAGGATATTTCAATCAAGGATGGAAAGTTTTTCGACTTCTATCTGCCCAACATGATGTTCGAGGAATTCGTGCCGTTGTTTGCGCAGTGGTACGGTCGTGGTGAAAAGACCGCCTGTTTCGTCGGCATCCGCACACAAGAGAGCCTCAACAGGTTTCGCACCGTTGCGAGGCGAAAAGAAATGGCGGACGGGCGGCCGTTCACAACCCGCGTTGTCGATGACTGTTGGAACGTATACCCGATTTACGATTGGCAAACAGAAGACATCTGGGCATACGCGGGAAAGACCGGGAAGTTTTACAACCCGCTGTATGACCGGATGCACCAAGCGGGCATGACGATTCATCAGATGCGAATCTGCGAGCCCTTTGGGGACACTCAGCGTCAAAGCCTGTGGCTTTACCAAGTAGTTGAGCCTGAGATGTGGTCAAAGCTGGTTTATCGCGTGGCAGGTGCAAACACAGGCGCATTGTACGGGAATGAACGAGGCAACGTGCTCGGCAACCGAGACATCACTTGCCCGGCCGGGCATACATGGAAGTCTTACGTGATGTTTTTGTTGCGGTCGATGCCGCCGAAAACAGGCGAGCACTACCGCAACAAGATTGCCGTGTACCTGAGGTGGTGGAAAGAACGCGGATACCCCGAAGACATACCGCACGAGGCAGACAAAAAACTTGAGACGATGGGCAAGGCTCCTAGCTGGCGGAAGGTCGCTAAGTCGATTTTGCGAAACGACTACTGGTGCCGATGGCTTGGGTTCTCTCCAACAAAAACTTCTGCCTATCAGAAATATACGGAGCTGATGCGAAGGCGTCGGAAGGAATGGCAGATTTTCGATGGGGCAGACGCGTGACACCCGCAGAACGCCAAGAGGCCGAGCAGCTCGCACGCCGATACGGCTCGGCCAACTGCTGGACCGGCACCAGCGGCACGCTAGCGGCCTGGTTGCTGCGAGCACTCAAAGAGATTGACCGACTACGGGAGGCCAAGGATGGCACAAATAACCCTGACGCTACCTGAGTGGTCGGCAATCGTAGACGCGGCCTGGCTGCGGATCGTGGCATCCGCTGCCCAGCGGCTGGACGCTGCGACGACCTACCGCCGCAGCATGGTGGAGCGAGTCACAGAGGAAATCACCGGGGCCGCGGGCGAGATGGCCGTGGCGAAGTGGAGCGGCCGGTTTTTTGTGCCGAGCGTGAACACCTACCACCGGGTGCCCGACTGCCTGGGCAATGTCGAGGTCCGCAGCACCAGGCACAGCGACGGGCATCTGATCGTGCGGGACAACGACGCACCAGACCGCCGCTATGTGCTGGCCATCGTGGGCGACGACAGCGTGAGGCTGGCCGGTTGGATAGTCGGCACCGAGGCCAGGCGGCAGGAGTGGCGACGGGCAAGCCAGCGGAGCGACCGGCTGGCGTGGTGGGTGCCGCAGAGTGAGCTGAGAAGCATGGAGGAATGGTAGATGGCAAAACGATGCACCTGCTGGTCGCATTTCCGCGACTTGGTTTTGGACTATTTGTACCGCGAAGAGGAGGCTAGCTGATGGCACGCACGCGAAACCTCAAACCGGCTTTCTTCAAAAACGAAGACCTAGCCGAGTGCGATCCGGTGGTCCGCCTGCTGTTCGCTGGCCTGTGGACGCTGGCAGACCGGGAGGGCCGCCTGGAGTACCGCCCGAAGCGGATCAGGGCCGAGCTTTTCCCCTACGACAACTTCGACGTTGCCGGGATGCTCGACCAGCTTGCAGCCCGTGGCTTTATTCGGCTCTACGAGGTGGACGGGCAGAAATACCTAGAAATCCCGACGTTTTTGACGCATCAGCACCCTCACCCGAGCGAAAAAACAAGCTGCCCGCACCCCCCAGAGGTGGCGACAGCCGTGAAAAATAATTGCAAGTCAGTGACAAGCCGTGAAAATTCACGGCAAGTAAGTGAGGAGCAAGGTACTAAACCGTCCTTATACCTAGTACCTAGTACCTCACACCTTGCACCTAGTGAATCGCAGAGCCGCCCCGCTGACGCGGGCCGCTCAGCGACGGCAGACGCTATCTGCTGGGATTCTTCCGAAGGCTGGCAGGGCATCACTGACAGCGACCGCGAAGCGTGGCGGATTGCCTACCCGGCCTGCGACATCGCCCAGGAGCTGGCCCGAGCCGATCAGTGGCTCCGCGGCAACCCCACCAAGGCCAAACGCAAAGCGTGGCGGCGGTTCGTGACCGGCTGGCTCAGCCGCACGCAAGACCGCGGCGGCAGCAAGACCGGCCAAGCGGCAGCACCGACGTCGAAGGCCGCCCGCCGTTTCTGGCGTTCTGAGTTCGACCGGCAGATGACCGACGCTGAGTATGCCGCAGCTATGCGGCAGCGCAAGACTGCCGGGGGCGTCGCGCTTGACTTGGCCCGCACACTGACGGCCGAGGTGCGAAATGCGAATTGACACGCTGACTAGGCGACTGCTGCGGCGGGCCTGGGACGACAACATCAACGACGGCGACCGGCTTCTGCTGGAGCAGGCCGCCACCATGATTGACCGATTGGCCCGTCGATGCCTGCGAGTGTCGCAGGAACTGGAGCGGGTGGAATTTCTCAAGGAGGAGGGTAGAGAACATGACAGCGGTTTGTGAACAAATCAGCCGCCGCGACTTGGCGGCGGCCCTGAGCATCTGCGGGCGAGTTGTGCCACGGCGGGCACTGGCCGAGGTTTACCAGAGCGTGAGCCTGGCGGCCGGGGCCGCAGAGGCGACCGATGGCGAGCTGCGGGTTTCGGTGCCGATTCCCTACGACGGCGACCCGATTCTGCTGCCGTTTGCCCGCCTGGAAGCCCTGACGAGGGCCTGTACGGGCGAACAGCTAGAAATCGACTCCGAGGACGGGCAGGCGACGATACGGGCTGGAGGCGGCCGCTGGCGGCTTCCTACGGTGGCACACTCTGAGTGGCCCGAGGTTGCTGAGTCTACTGCCGTGCCGGTGGCACGCATCCCAGGCGACCAGCTGCGGCGTGCCCTCGATGCCGTTCTGGATGCTGCTGACAGCGAATCGAGCCGGTACGCACTGGCTGGCGTTCGGCTTGAAGTCGAGGACGGCGTTGTGCATGTGGTGGCGACCGATGGCCGCCGCCTTCACGTCTGCGAAGTGGAGATCGACCAGGCCGTGGATGACTGCCAGCTTCTGATCCCAGTCCGGGCCGCGGGGCTGATCGCTACGTTGTGCCGCCAGACCGACGATGAGGTGCAGCTGGAGCGATCCGGCGAAGAGGTGCGGGCGACTTGGGGCGAAAGCGGCCTGTGGTTGCGATGCCGACAATTGGCTGGCAACTACCCGCGATGGCGTGATGCCATCCCAGAGCGGCCCGAAGCAACGCGGGTGGTTGTGCGGGCCGACCATCTTGCCCAA